TTTACTACAATAGAAAGCTCAATTGGATCAAGATCAATATTAATTTCACCGTAACAAGATTTGCTACGCATATGTTGGCAAAATTCACGCTCTGTAGTAGCTACTTGTCCACAATCATAACAGATTGCTTTACCTACTCTTGTACCCATAGATACGGAGGTTTTATAACCACTTGTAACGCCTCTAGCTAATTCTGGATAAGAAACCTTATCTAAAGCACATAAAGCAATTACACGCTTATTTAAACGATCATAATAAGTATCAAGAATAATACCACGAATGGCATCAACTGAATCTGACTTATGATCAATACAAAGAGGTTTGCCTACCCATTTTTTGTAAGCTTTAAGTAACTCTGCTTCGGCAAATATATCACCATTATGGTTTTTATATGCTTTAATGGAAGGATCGTTAGAAACCCACTTCCAAGAACCATTAGCAGATATATCCCAGCTGACAGCAACGGGAGAACCGTCTTTTGTTAATTTTGCAGTACCATCAGCATTAAGTGAAGATGCTTCTGCTGCGGTCATCATAACTGCAGAGAAATATAGAAAATCTTCAGCCTTGGGAGCAATACGTTTTAATTGTGTAGCAAATTTTCTAAAATGCTCGTTAATCTCTGTATCATTTAATTCAGCTAATACCGAATCAACAGATTGAATATTAGTAGCTGAAATTTCTGATAGTTCGCCTATTTTAGTAAACATATTACTTTGTTTCCTGGTTAGCTTGTACTTGCTCTTTGCTCATATCGCCTTTAAGTGCATCTAACTTTTTTTGTGTTTCTTCATCAGTTAGATCGGTGGGCTCTATAACATTAATTGGTTGTTCGTCGCCATTTTTAATAAACATAGTATCTCTCCTAAAATAGCTAAATATTACCTTATTTATTAGTCTCGTTTAGCATTTTCATACGATCTTCGACTAATTGCATTACAAGTGGGGATTTCTTTTCTACTTTTTCTTGTAATTCATTGCTAACATTATCAACCCAATTTCTTGCTAATATGTTAGTTTGTAAATGATCTTTCACTCTTTCATCTACAATTTGCTTTAATTGTACTATTTCTTTTTTAATATTTTCAATAGCGACTACTATGCCTTTTGAAAACTCTTCATTTTTTAAATTAGCAAATAAATCGATAAATCTATTTACTTGTATTTCAATATCTTCAACTGATGATACAAATGATTTTAATAATTTTTCTGTCTGTGTATCAGAAGTAAATGGTTGCATCATAACATACGCTTTAAATGCAACTTGTTTAAATCTATTAAAATTTTCAACAACTTTATCTCTATATGTACGCAACATAAATCGACGTGCAAAAATTTTATCTGGAGCTATATCTGGGCTTTTCTTTAATGGATTATATATAAGATTCAAATGATCATCGCATTGTTCTAAAATTTTCAAACAATGCTTAAACCATCGAATAGCTTTTTCCGCTTGTTCTTTTTCGCTATCATCAATTTGATAGGTTACCATTGAACTGTAAGCTCTTTTTTTAAACATTATACAAATCCTCCGCTTATTACAGATGGTCCAACCATATTAGTAATTTGCGTATTCTGATCAAAAACTCCAGTTAGTGGTATTTGATTAGATTCTCTCTCTTCATTATTAATGTCTTTTAAACCGTAATTTTCTCTAGTTACTTCTGGACTATCAGTATAATATGTATCGGTAAATGCTAACGGATATGTTCGTACTGCCGGATCTGCATAAGGTGCCCACGAACCGCGCTCTTGTGTATCAAACGTATAGTCTCTTAACGTTTCATTACCATCGTGTGTATTAGTAACAATATCATAAGCGTTATTAGTATCTTTATTACTGTCTGCTTGGCACATAAGTTTCATATAAAATTTTTCCATACTTTGACTTATGTTAATTCCAAATCCTAATTCTTTTGCTTCTTTAATTGCTTTATTACAACTCCACTTATCTAACAAACAACGACATAATCCAATAAATAATCCTGTACGATCTTTGCCGTGAAAACAATGAACGAAAGTTGGAATACTATCATCAATTAGCTCGTGAATATTATGTTTTAATAAATGTTTAATAGTATTTTTTTCGCCTGCGTTAATTGGTATAATAACTTGTTTAATATTTAATTTTTTACAAATAGGCTCTATATATTTAGCTACATTTTCATCGAGAGAAATTATTTTCTCAATGCCGAATTTTTTCTTGAGCGCAACAATATCTGACAAAGAAGGCTTACCCCCTCTATACAAATTTTCTCGCACTTTGTGAAAATTTTTAATCATTACAAATTACTCACTATACTATTTAATACAGTGCGTATATAACTTGGAGAATGCATCATTAAAATATTTTTTGTTAATGAAATAGCTTGTCCTAATGCTGAACTAGCTGGCATTTTTTTACCAGATAATTCATTTTCATTTAACATATATATTTTTCTTTTTAAACTATTAATTGATTTTGGACGGCGGGGTGGAGATATTTTACGCATCAAAAATTGAATAATTTCTGCGATATATTTTCCAGCATATGTAGGGTCACCCATCTCTATTGCTGATGCGACTTTGGCTATGTTATCTTTTAAACTATCCACAAATTTTATTGCTTCTTGTAAAGCTAATTCTTCTGGATTAGATTGTTTAGTGATCAATGCTTCATCAAATTTTTGTTTATAAATTTGTTTAAATTCTTTTAATATTTCTGGCGGAAAATTATCATTTAGCTGTCGTATTAAAGAAGAATAAGTTGGGGCTTCATCACTTGAAGCTTTTTTATGTTTAAAAAATTCTATTTGTTGTAATCTTTTAACTGCTTGAGCTCTTGTTTTATATTTGCCTAATAATTTATTTTTACGAGAAAATACTCCCCAATATCCTTTTGGCATTTTTCTAATAAATGAAATTTTAGTTAAACCTGTGACTTCTGTGTTGCACAGTTCTTCAAATAATGAACTATGAATAAGAAGTTGATTAATCATCTACGCCCAATAACTCTTTCATTTTTCTAGAATGCTCTGAACTTAAAAAGACATCATTTAAACATCCTCTAGAATTTAATTCTGTAAAAGCTTTAACTCCCCAAGTATTAATATAAACAACATTACCTCTTTTATGTAATGCACCGCTTTTATCAAAATAATAGCAACTAACTACAAGGAAATCATCTACAATATCTTCTAATATAGCATATATGACGCCATTAACTTTTTTAATGTGATCATTTAATGTTAATTCTTCATACTCATCTCCAATGGAGATTTCTAATACTTTGCCTTTTAATCTTGGCAATAATGCATCCATTTTACTCATTGTAGTCTCGCAAATGTGAATCAAACCGAGAGGCTATGCGCATCAGTTCTTGTGAAGTGTTAGGTAAAGAGCCTGTTGATATTAAGTGATTATTAGTTGAAGCTGTAAGAAATTTACTTAATAATTTTTCTAATTTATGAACAAAAGTAGAAATATAAGATTCTGGAGATCTACTTTCTTGTTGTCTATCATCTACTTGTACGCCTGTAGAATTACGCATTGCAATTATGGCATTTTTATAAGTAGATCCTTTTTTTGTACGATCTACTTGAGCTTGCATATCTTTTACTCTAATTACTCCTGGCATAGAGCCGTGGAATAATGGATTTTCTTTATAAGCTTTTGATTCCATACGAGGATCTATTTTAATACCTATATTATAATATTTTTTACTCCAAGTACGATTACCGATTCTAACTGTTTCTGGATTTTCTTCTACAAATATTGCATCAGGATCATTACGTTGAACGCCAGGTAGCTTTAAACCAACTGGCCAATATGTAGCTATATAAAATTGTGCGGCAGATTTAAATGGTCCGCCACTAAATTTTTCTTGACTTTGAATATATCGTTTAACATATTCTAACTGTTCAATGGCTGGAACATTACCAAATTCTTTCCAATCTTTATCAAACCCCAATCCTTTTAAAGTTCCTTCTGAAAATTGTATTAATCCAATAACGTGTGCTCCCGCTCGATTGGGGATATTGGGATTAATGCCAGATTCGGAAGACATAATCGCAATAATATCTTCCGGCTTCATACCTACTTCTGAAGCAACCTGTATTAATTTTGAGTAAAAGTTTGGACCAAGGTTTGTCATTAATCTTCGTTGTATTGATCGCTTTGATCTTCGTAGTTGTCGTTTTCGATATCTTCTATTTCTTCATCCATAGTTTCTGGAGCTTGTATAGCTTCAATTGCAAAATTCTTACTAATTTTTCTAACAGTTAAAATACCTTTGTCTGCAGAAACTCTACAACTAATATATAATTTAGCGGCGCCAGATAATGTTTCATCTATTTCTGATAAATTTAATCTTGTATAAACTTCTATATATTTATCTCTTGGATTATAATCATCAATTACATCATCAGATTGAATTACCCAACCATTATATATTGCTTGTTTAATTGCTGGAATTAACTTTAATTCAATAACCCTTATGTATGGCTCTAAACTAGCCATCTGACGTACTTTAGCTAATCTGGTTGCAAAGCTTCGAATAATTGCTTTTCCAGTTTCTGGCGTAACTCTAATTTTATCTGGAGTAATATTTCTTAAAATACTAACATCGGCATATGCTTTATCTATACGTCCGGTTGGTAAATTAAGATCTGCTGGACGTAAAAATCTTGCTTCTTCATCAGCTAGCTCTTGGGGCTTTTTTTTTAAAAATTGTAATCCAGGACGTAATTTTTCTTTAACTTCCGGAACTGCTGTCGGAGCTTCTGCTTCTAACTCTTCCGATTCAGCCGGTTTACTGACAACCGGCTTACCTTTTAAAAAATCCCACATACCCGCAGTCTTATAATCATTTATAATGTTATTAGCTACTGTTAATAAGTTAGCGCTAGCGGTTGGATCTGTATTTTCTAATTTATCAGAATAGTCTAATAATTCATTAACAAAAGAAGATACTTCATCTTGATTTGCATAAGCGGTAAGTTGTTTGATAAATGCTGTATGAGCCTTTTTAGGAACGTCTACTGGTCCAAGTTTTTTTTCTAATTTATCTAATTCTTTATTTGCTTCTTCATTAGAAATTGTTGATTGTGGCTGTTGTTCTTTCCATTCTTCGAAAGACATTTCATTTAACGGACTTTTGGTAGGCGCGGGTTGTCCTGGTAGCGGCGGTTTGGGAGGAGCGACAGGAGCTGCTGGAGGAGTTTGTTCTTTAATTTGTTGCTCGTATCGATCGTTCTCTTCAACTTGTTTATTATTAAAATCTTCATAAGTTTGTGGATCACGATTTTCATAAGCGCTTTGTTGCTCTTCTTTTAATTTAACTGCTTTTTCTTTTTCGGCGGCATCTTTTGCCGCTTTGTGCTGTTTCAACGGTTCAACAACTTCGGTACGATGATATACATAAACTTTATGATAAGCTTTAAATTTAGCCACAAATTCTTTTGCTTTAGCTGTATATAGTTTAATATTACGACGAGATACGCCGCTTTCTAAATCACTAAAAATTGATAAAAGATCACGCAACATTTTTTCTGATTTACGTACTAAATCAATAGTTAAAGTTTTAATTTTTTTAACAAAACCGGCATCGAATCGTTTTTCTAATAAACGTCTCGATCTTCCTTTGTCAGTAATAATATTAGACGCAGTATCAGTTGTAATATCTTTGCCTGATAATGATTTATCTTTAATCCAATCTAAAATACCAGCTTCTTTAACTAAATCATCAAAATCTGCACAAGCATCTTTAATAGCAGCTTCTGGATCATATCCAAATAATTCTTCTTGTTCTGGACCAGAAAAATCATTTAAAAAGTAATCATAATTACCAACTTCTAGATTTTTAGAAAATTTTTCTAAAATATGTGAAATAGCTTTTAAGCGGGCGTGAAAGCCTGTAATTTGATGCGCAGCATTTAAATAATCACGTTGGCGCACATTAGATTTTGCAAATCTAATTAACGGCTTAACATCTTCTGCAATGCTACGGATCTCTTGATCCGCTTCACGCATTTTATTCATTACGGCTGCAAATTCCTCGTACCTACCTTCTAACGCTTTTCCGGTTAGATTAACATTTTCCCAGACTCTGCTACGTAATGATCGTTTTTGGGCGAGCTTATCCATATAAAAACCTCAAGAGACTATAATTCAGAATAATGCAAAATTATGGAGTTCTTGAGGTTTAAAATGTTTAAGGTGCTGGAGGAGATGGTGGTCCGGGAGGAGCTGCTTCAGGAGGAGGTGGCATTCCGCCAGGAGGTCCACTATCCATACCTGGTAATCCGCCGGGCTCACTTCCGCCACCTGCTGGAGCCGACTCATAAGGGCTCATACCAGGAAGAGGAGCTTCTAAAATTTCTGGAATTTCATCTTCTTCATTAAGAGTACGTAATTCGTTTAAATTCATTTGTTTCAAGGAAGCTTGTTCTTTTTCACGAATAGCATCGGCAATATCTTCTTTACGCATTTTTCGACGCTCTTCTTCCCATTCAAGACCTAATGAACGATAAAGTGTATGAATTGATACTCTTTTTTGTTCTCCTGTAAGATCTTTTAAACTTTGAACATAAGATTCAAGATCAAATAAACTCATATGATTCCAGTCAATTTCTGGAATAATAAGCGTTTTTTCACCATCTACATAATCATAAAATTCATTAAGTTTAGCAATAGGTTGAAAAATCTTTTTACGCAACCAAGCTGACATCATATTACGGAATTGCATATACCTTTGACGTAAAACGTCTAATGAAATTCCACCGTTAGCATAACTAATGTCGCCGCCGCCTTCGATAACAATTTGAGGTATCATAAGTCCGGCATACATTTCTTTTAATAGCTGTGCAAAATCATTTGTGGTATCATAAATGCCCGCGCCGGCTCCTACAGTTTCAACAGTTACAGCATCGTGAGTAAAAATTTTGAAATTTTTATCTGATGTTGCTGCTGCCCAAACTTCGCGCCAAGCATCTAAATCTACCGGGCTTGCACGATAATCTGATGTGCCGCCGCCGATCTTCACAATTCTCATTGGATTAATCATATCTTGAGCTTGTGCAAATTTACATTCTTTAATCATATCAAATAACATTAAAGAACGGAAAATACTTACAGGCAATCCGGTACCTCTAACTTCGTAAGGACTAATACGTCTAGCTAAATGGCTAACATATAAATTATCTAAAGGAATATTTTGTCCGCGTCTAACATAATTAATAATAGTTTCATTAAGTTGCTTACGTTGTTCAATATCTGCTGGCAAATTTGACATACAAATTCTTCGCAAACTCTCATCGGGACGTAACATTATAATAGGTTCGCTTGCTATAACCGAACGTTTAATAACTATATAATCTGGATTTTGAATATGTAATCTTGACCATTTAGCATTGCGTTCATCTAATTCTCCATAGACAACTGCTTCACCTAACAACCAATATTCTTGAGCCGCTTGCGCACAAATACTCATAAGATCAATTTCTTCAATCATATTACTGAAGAATTTTTCTACTTTTTTATTTGGACATTTAATACTTAATTTACTGATAGGATAAGTGCTGTGTAAATTAATTGCATTTTGTACGATTGGGTTTAATGCATAAAAACTTCGACACCAAGCGTTCATTGTTGCTCGGTCTCTTGGTAAATTTAAATTGCTTGTTAGCCATAATGGAGAATATACTTCTGGATTTTGATAAGTTGAATTATTTGAACTTCCCTTAAAAGAATTTGCTGCAGATTCTCCAGCTTGTTGAGCATATTTTTGAAATGAACTAACTCCACTAACAGCATATGAAGCGGGACTTAAATCATTACCTCTAGAAACGCCTGCTGTGCCATCTCTAAAAGAACCTTTTTGTACTTCGCCTTCTAACTGATCTCTACGATATTGTGAGACTGCTTTATACATTTGCGGGGTTACGGCTGGAATTTTCTTATCATCTGTCATTTATAAACCTATGTTACTATTATATATCATCAAAGTCTCATCTAGGAGAATAAACCGCCATTACTGATGCTTGTGGTTTTTTCATTCCTGTATCATTTTGTAATAAAGGGTTTCTTACTTGAAATCCTTGAGAAATATAAAACTTATAAGCAATATAAGCATTTAATAATGCCATAAATCCGTCATTAACGCCAGACTTCACATAATGAGGGGTTACTTCGCCAATTCTTGATAAGCTTGGTTTAATTTCCATATTAGAACAATGCTGAATAAGCCACGCAATTTGTTCATAACTGCCTAAAGGAAATCTGACCATTCCTTTTCTCATTTGCTCATATAGTTCCATTACCCAAAAATCTCTTTCAAATGTAATAACTTTGGGGAAAATATCTGAACTATATTTAACTTTTTCTGTTACCCTACCTGATGCTTGTGATGCAAGAAATTTGTCACCATATTCGGTTTGCATAATTTCATTAAAATCGTGAGCATATCCAATATCGCATACAGCTAATTTACATTTATATCGTTTAATAGTTTCATCAAGTACGCTTTTTTTACTTGCAAGATCGTTACGTTTAAATTTAAACGCATACTCAATAGATAATCGTCCTGGACCAGTTAAAGATAACACTACTGCAGTACTATAGCTTTGTCCTTGTCCTTTAACTTTATCTGAATTAACTAATTGCTCCATATCGGCTTTAGCGCCAATATCGATACCGAGAAAAGTAACAACTTCTTCCCCCGGAGCAATAGCCCCTCTAAATTTACGTTCTGGATCGCCGCATTTAGCACGAATTTCTTCTGGTGTAATAATTGCAGCTTCACCTTGAAAAAATTCTCCTAAAATTTCATTTTGATATGATCTTTCAGTATTAATAGCAGAATTACCAGGCTTCTTATCCATAATTTGTTCTTTAGTAAATTCTGGTAAATATAACTGATTTAAATGGAATCCTACGAAAGTAGCCTCTGCTGGATCTTTAGTGGCAACCCATTTGCCGCGATTGATAGCTTGTAATCTATCTTGTTCGCAACCACAATGCGTACATTTAACTACATTGCCATAAATCCAAATTGATTCCCATTCATTAGAACCTGGTGTATAAAGTGGAAAATGTTTTTTACAATCTTCACATCCTAAATAATAAAATTGTTGTGAGGATTGTTGCCACAATTTCCAAAACTCAGATCCGCGTTGTAAGGGAGTGCCAAAGAAAACTTGTACACCTTCACCAAGCATACCATATTGTGCTTTGGTTAAAACTTTTGCAGAATTAGAAATAGCTGCGGCTGGCATTTCTTGTACTTCGTCGAAAAACATAACATCGCCAGTATTATGAGTTGGAATAAAATTACGAGTAATTAAAAATAAATTTGACTTACTATTTACTGTTAAACATTTCATTGGCTTCGAGTTAATTTTATAAGCATCGACTATATATCTATGAGTACTCATAAAAATTGCTTTATTATTTATTTTAAGTTTAGATAATTTTCTTTTTAATCTAAATACCGATAATCTTGTAATAAAACTTATTCTAAATCTATTTTTATATCTTTTACCATTTAAAAAAGATTTATTTTCAATAATATGAGCTTTGATACCAAGACTTAAAGCAAGCCTATAAACATTTTGAGCTAGTATAGGAATAACCGATGTAAATTCCACGCGTCCTGTTTTATCACAACTGCCATCAGTATCCATTAGTCCTTGAAATAAGGCTAACCTTTGTTCAAAAGATGAACACAAATATATATCTGGTATATGTTTATTTTTAATTAAATCGAGTTTATGTAAATTAGTAGTTAAATTAACTATCCTGTATGAGCAAGATTTTGATTTACCCATAGATGATTTCAGTATTTTATGATCAAAATTATCGAGTATTTCTTCGTCGGCAGTTTCTATTAACCCATCTCTACTAGCACCATCTCCTAACCAAATGCCAAGCAGATATGGATCTATAAGTAAATCTTTATGAGAATAATTAATAGGTTGAGTCGTTGGTATAGAATGATTACTTTCTCCCCATATTTTTATGGTATTTACTATATCTTTGGTTGTTTTAATTGTTGGCTGTGAAGGTTTTTTTGCTTTTGAAGCAGAAATTCTATTTGACTTTGTATATGTAAGCCATAAATGATCTGCACACGCATCAACAATAGTATCATCATCAAATATAATTCTATATGCTTCCGGAGTTTCATTAATTGGATGAACTTTTGTTACTTGACAAATGTTTCCACTTTCATCAAAAAGATCTTGCCCCTCTTGTATATCAGCTAATTTTATAAATCCATTTGGAGTAGGAAGCTCCGTATCTAAACATAATTGCTTACCCCGAAGCCTATTACCTTCTAATCCAACTGATTCAATCCACAAATGGTTTCCACCAACGAATTGTTTAAATCCCATATTATCATTTGATTGAGATGAATTATCAATCAATGATTTCATATATGGTTTTTGTCCTTTTTTACCATTAGTATTATCAACTAATACGGACGAATCAATCATAGAGGCTAATTTGGTTTTGGAATATGCTGCCGCTCGATCTAATGTTGGCCAATTGTGAATAATTCTCATAGGAGGGTTATTAGCATTACCAAATAATCCAGAACCCATAAAATACATTTCTAAAGCTGAAGCGGTCGTTGTTCCAGCAACCTGACGAGCTTTTACCCATACAACTGGCTTTGCGTCTCGATCTAAAGCTTTTACACCAATATATCTAAAAATATCAACTAATGGTTTATAACCACTATCCATTAATCTAAATGGTTTGCCATCAAGGGTTAAATACTTTTCACACCACTGAACAGGGTCGTGTGCTAATAATGAAGTTTTAATTTTATCAAAAATATAATCGCTCATGATATATAATATATGTCAAATAATGAATAAATTACCGCACATATGCATACAATGTACAGTGATACTGACTAAAGATAACTGGCATACTTCTTTATCTAAAAAGGGACATCGTTTATGTAAAAGATGTAAATATATAAGAAGAGCTAAAGAGTACCAACAACGTAAAGAAATAGAACTTGTTGTTCAAAAGCATAGAAAATTGTTAGAAAAACAAACAGTTATAAATTTTTATGGAAATATTTGTGCTAATTGTGGATTTACTGATATTACAAAATTAACAATAGATCATATTGACAATACTGGCAGTAAACATCGCAAAACTGGCATTGGGGATATATATGGTTGGTTATATAGAAATAATTTTCCAATTGATAATTTTCAACTTTTATGTTATAACTGCAATTGTACTAAAAATGTAACATATAAAGATAAATATAATTTAAAAAATAAAATACAAGTAATAAATAATTATGGAGGATCCTGTAAAGAATGTGGTATTATAGATATAAAATATCTTACGATAGATCATTCTAATAACGATGGTGCTGAACAAAGACGAAATTTATCTTGTGGCAAAGGATCGTTATTTTATAGATGGCTTATTAAACATAATTTTCCCAAAAATTTGGGATTGCAAGTATTATGTTATAATTGTAACTGCGGTAAAATTATGATGTAAATGGTTCGCAAATTGATAGCGGATCATCACTAATATCTGTTACAGAATGGTCTACTTTTCCCAAATCTAAATTAACTTGATTATGATCTGGTGTATGAGATAGTGCTTCGCCAATTTTATGATTAATATAAGCCTCTACATCTGGACTTATATCGGTGCCGGCGGGTAATTTGTCGCGAACACTATCAAGCTTCATTAACTCTTGAGTAACAGAAAACACAGAAGTCCCGGCACGACCGGCAACATAATTATCAATAAAG